TTTCATCGCTGGCTTCGATATCAATGTCATCAATCATAATTTGGATGTTGATGTGTCCATTGAATTCATTGATTTGTGGACGACCGACAATAGTAGCAACACCATATGGAGTGTTAATTAACTTCTCGGCGAGTGCCGCGTCTTTGAAGGCTACAAAGTCCACATTGCCGCATCTAATTTTAATTGAGCTGCGGTCTTTACCCATAATGAAGGTATCAGTTTTTGTATATCTAATCTTGAAACTAAAGCGTGGTTGAGGAATAGAGTTGCCCCAAAGTTCGTCATAACTTGCCATCTGGAAGAGCATTTCTTCGTCAATGTCAGAGTTATCCTTGAACATATAGTCGACTTCATAAACACTGTCGAATGAAGATGGGTTCAACTCAATGTTCGCTTTATTTCTTAACTTTTCAATTTCATCTTCTAATAGGAAGGCGCCGAACGCATTGCCGTGACCTTCCGCATAGTAGACTGGAACTGACTGACAGAACTCTTTTAAGTTAGTAATGCCGTAGAAGTTTCCATTACGTCCGCTGCCGCCATAGACCTCTTTACCTTCATAGAAAGTATGTCTAAGAACGAGTGATGGACGATTAAACTCCTTAACAAGTTCCATCGCAATTAATCCTGTTAAATTAGGATTAATCTTTTTAGCATCTTTATCATCAAGAGCAACAACAATAATGTTGTCTTTATCATGTCCTTCTTCTCTGATTTTTCCGCATAACCATTCAAAGGACTTTTTCTTTGCACTGTCCTGTCTCGCCTTCGCATTTGCGGCTAAACGGGCGGCATTATCATATAAGGTTTCATGACGTGTAACGCCGCGCCAGACAGATACAAAGTCTTCTGTATTATTTTCTTCACTCATTGCTCTGAAAACTACTTCTTTATCTTCTGGGTCGCCATTTCTAATAACACCATTAATAATCGGTGCGATATAGAAAGCGACATCTATCTTTGTAAGAACTTTTGGGTTCTTAATTCTGGACATTCCTGGATTCTCTGGATCGTGCAATCTCTTAATGATTGCTTGAATGAATGGATTGCGGATGTTGCGGAGACCGTGGAAGGCAATATAGTTATTACCTAATGAAGTCATATTCATCGCATCTGCAATAATTCCAATAGCAGTTAAATCAAGATAATCACGTGCGATTGGCTGACCAGGATAATAAAGGTCATCCATTAATGTAATAAACATATAAACGACACCTGCGCCACTCATAAATTTATTTTCAAAAGCAGGACTAAATTGATTGTTCACAATGATGGCGCCTGTATCAGCTTCCATTTCGACATCGTGGTGGTCAAGGATAATAACTGTCTTTCCTTGTTCTACTAATGCTCTTTGTTCTTCAATGTTGTTGGATCCAGCATCAGGGACAAAGATAATTTCCCTGTCCTCTGGAATGTCTTTTAACACGATACCGTGTTCTTTTCCTGGGTGAAGAGCCCATTGAATATCGATGTTAGGAAAACGGCGTTTAAGATAGTTAATTAAGATAGATGCAGAAGTATAACCATCAGTATCGCTGTCGATGACTACAAATACCTTTGCACCGCCGGATAATTTAGTGTGAGCAGTTTTTACCGCTTCTTGTATATTTAATAAAGTTCTTGGGTTATCTTCGTCTGTTTCTCTTGGACGGTCGATAAAGCTTGGGATGTCTCCCATTTTAATGCCCAAAGACTTTAAGTATTGTTCAATATAACTAATATCTTTACCCTTCCATAACGAAGTATGGGAGGTTTTTATTAAGTGATTAACTTTCAATTCTATCTTATTCATTACACTATTCTCCTATTTTTTAACATCTTTTCAAATAAATCTCTTCCTCCATCAATTGGACTAGACTTGTATGGTAAGTCGAAGTCATAATCCATTAAATAACTTACGTTAAAGTATGGAGCTAAAATCTTGGCTTTCTCTTGATATTTCTTTTCAACTTCTTTGAGTTGTTTATAATCTTCATAATCACTATCATATGCCAAGATAACATGATTGACTTTCATTTTTAATAAATATTGGATATGGTCTTTTGTGATATTTTGACCTAATGTCGCAAGAGCAACGTTATTATTATCACCATAAATGGTTCCATATAAGAGAACTGACTTTTCACCTTCAAAGATAATCGCAATATGCTTGCGCTCGATGTTAGCGTGGTTCTCAAAGATACCATAGAATGTGCGACCAGTAGGATGGTTGTAGAGAACACCATTATCAAATAGTGGTCTATATTTTCCTTTTGCTAAATCTTCTGGTCTAAAGTATCTCTCACGAATACCAATTAATTTACCATCATAATCGAAGTTAGGAATGACAATCGCTTGTCTATAACTATCATACCTAATTTGGAACTTTTGTAATGTACTAATTCCAATGCCTTCTTCCATCCAAGGCATAAGTCCCATATAATCGAACCCAAACTTCTTCAATATTTTACTATCGTAAACCTTGAAGTCTAAGTTATCGACGTCTGGAATATAAACATTATTTAAACCCTGCATATAGCGGATGTCTTCCGCAGATGCCAAGTTTTTATCTATAGGTTTAATATCTCCTGCATCAAGATTACAAATTGATACTGCTTGACCAAGAGTTATTTCTTCACCTCTCAACCTATACATCTTCTGTAAGAGAGTGAAGATATCGAATGAAGACGCGCACTCAGTGTAACAGTGGAAGAGTTTTGTATTCTTATAATAGAATAACTTTGGACTTCCGCCGACTAAATTGTGACAGCAGGTTGGGAAGATTATTTCATTTTCATTTTCATCAAATGGTTCAACATTAAATTGACCCAAGATATCTTTGACCATTTCATCAGTCAATTGTTCACGCAATTCTTTGAAGTCCATTAGATAATCCCCTTAGTCTTTAAATCCAAGAAGTCATATGGTCTTTGTTCATATTGAAGTTGTCCAATATCTTGAACTGCCTTATAACTTGCGTCTGTGATAAATAAATCTTCACAATGACAAGTGCCATAGTCAAAATATCTAAAAATCTTAACTGCATTCAACTCGCCACGTCTATTCTTATATATATCTATAACAATGTTAGGTTCATGTTTATATTTTTGAGGATCTTGACGTTGAAGTTCTTGCCAAATCGCCTCAATTTGTTTCTTTTCATCATCTGGGATACGAACACCAATCATACCGATGTCAATCTTATCTGCGATAGCCTTAGAACCACGCAAACAGTTCTGGTCTCTTAAACCAACTTTTTGTTTAGACCAACCATCGTTCAATTGTGTCGCACTTTGAATGAATACATTATATACCATCGCTGTCTCTTTAATACTATTCGATAACATCATTAACATAACGTCTTCACGGATGTTTTCCGCGCTGAACTCTGTTAACAATCCTGGACTACTAAAAATATAATCATAGAAGATATATTCAATTCCATCTTGGACAATAAACTTTGCCAACCTTGCTTTAATCATCGCAATGCTTGGATCTGGGATTGCCTCAAGAATTAAATTGCTTCCAAACTTATCTATGATATCTAATGCTTTCTTTAATCTTTCTAACTCATCAGGAGTATAATTTCCTAATAAAATTGTCTTTTCATTAATGCCGCTGACATATGCCAATACTAATGTTTGGATTTCATCTGCCTTTTGTTCTGTTGCGACATATAAAACTTTTTGATAATCATTACGCTCTTGTGTACCACGAAAAACAACCTTACCTGCTTTATCAAGGTATGGCATACTAATTGAACAAGCCAAACCAACCATAAATCTAGTTTTACCTTGTCCAGACGGTGCACTATATGTATAAAGTTTTCCTAATCGAGCGCCACGAGTTGCATAGTTCACAATATCTCCATCCAAAGGTAAACCGACTTCTGGATGTTCTTGAAGTTCTTGAACTAATGCTCTCATACCATGAGATACTGTTTGAGATGTTCCTTCATCTTTACCAATATGTCTATTATCAATTTCAACCAACTTACCACGAACTCTATCCGTGATCTCTTGGATACTCATTTGGTTAAGACGTTCATCTTCTAAATCTCTATTAAGAGCATCTTTTTCTGTATCATAAAATTGAGTGGTATCAATACCAATCGCTTCTAAATCTCTTAATATAGAAAACTTC